TTGCTACAAAGATTCCATTAGGATATAAAGGGATAATTGTACCTAGGAGTAATCTAACAAAAACAGGATGGGTTATGAATAACTCATTTGGTGTTATAGACGGTAAAATAAAATAAATTTGGAAGTTTCAATTTTTTATATTATTTTTATTAAAAATTGAAATATGAAAAACTCCTTAAAGATTGAGGTAACTTGTAATTATTGTGGAAAAATAGAGAACGTTAATCCTTCTAGAGCAGTAAAATATAAATATTGTTCACGAAAATGTTCAGGAATAGGTTCTCTAAAAGAGCATAATGTAAACTGTGCAGAATGTGGTAAGTCTTTTAGACAAAGACCAGATAGATTAAAAAGAAAAAGAATATTTGGATTTTTCTGTAGTAATAATTGTCAAGGACAATTCAAAAAAAATGTATATAAAGGAGAAGGAAATCCTAACTTCAAATCTACATTTAAAGATAATGATGGATATCCTCTGCAATATATACCTCAGATTGGAAGAATTAAAGAACATTTATATGTTACTTTAAAATATCTAAATATTCAAAAAATTCCAAAAAATTATCACATTCATCACAGAGACTGTAATGTATTTAATAATTCTCCTGAAAATTTAGCAGTATTAACAAGTAGTGATCATAAATTTATACATAAAAATTTTGGAAATGCATGTTTATGGGCATTACAAAATAATAAAATTGATGTAGATACACTATGTGAATGGTCAAGAGAACCAATTAAAAGTAAAACCATATTAGAGACAAGTTTAATTAATCAAATTGCCGTCTTTAAACAGGATGAATTGCTGGAAACTCCAGAGATGGACAATCAGCAGCCAAGCTTAGGTAGTAATACCTTTGAAGGTTCAACGACTAACAGACAAGTCCTACCAAGTAATGTTGAGGACAGTAATTCTGACACGAGCGTCCTGCCTAAAGTTATAGAAAAAGATAATAAGGGAAATACTTTAATGCCCATATCTTTTAAAATACTAAACTTTAGTGATGATATAGTCTGATCTACAGAAATAATCTAACAAAAAACTGTAGAAATAAAAGATAAAGAACTTTTATGATAACAATTGGATTACAGAGGTGAATGGAAAGTTGTGTTAAGACAGCTTGATGTTGATCATGAGGTGGATATTCCTTATGATATAGATGAACGCTGTGCTCAAATCTATTTTGAAGAAGTTGTATATGCAGAGTTTGTAGAAGTGGATGAGCTTGATATTACAGCCAGAGGAGCTGGAGGATTTGGTAGTACAGGCATTAAATGAAATGTAAAACTTGTGGGAAGAGTGCTGAGAGCGAATATTGCTTTCGCTCTATTTGTTAATTTAGATTTATTTATTATATTTGTATATGAATAATCTTAGAAAGTATACAAATTTTACTAGAGCAGAATTAGATAAAAAATCAGGGGTTTATATAATATTAAACACTTTATCTAATTCTGCTTATATAGGAGAATCTTCTAATCTATATAGAAGACTAAATGAGCATCTTTTAATGCTATTAAATAATTCTCATTATAATAATCATTTACAAAACTCTTTTAATAAACATGGTATTACTAATTTTAAATTTAAGATACTTGAATTTTGTTCAAATACTAAAGAGAAAGAACATCAATATGTTACAGAGTTTAAAAATAATATGACATTTTCAACTATATTAAATATAAAACCAACAGATCCTGTAGCTATAAATCTAAGAAGTAAAGAAACATCTGATAAGATTTATTTGACTAAAAAGAAAAAGGCAGATGAAAGAGGATATTGGCATTCTCCTGAATCTATAATGCGACGAAGAATTACTAGAAAAGGATATACTCATTCAGAAGAAACACGAAAGAAGATAGGAATAACAAGTTTAGGTAGAAGAATGCCAGCAAGGACTGAAGAATTTAAAAAATTTATGTCTACTTTAAGTAAAGATAAAAAACTTGGTGGTAGAAATAAAAGAAAAATAATTCAATTAAGTAAAACTGATGAATATATTAGAACTTGGGATTCAATATCAGAAGCTTCACTATATATAAATTCATCAACTGGAGCAATTTGTGATGTTTTGGCTAATCGAAGAAAAACATGTAAAGGTTATAAATGGAAATATGAAACAATGTAAAATAGAAGGATGTAGTAATTCTGTATGGAGTAATAGTGTATGTAAAAATCATATTCCTAGAAAACCTTTAGCACAAACTAAAGGCTTTACAGCAAAGAAATCCACAAGAGTTACTAATGATGAAATGAGAAGTTTCTTTATTGAAATATGGAATAAGAGAAGACATAACTGTGAAAATTGTGGAAAATCTCTTGGAAATGAACCACTTTCTTATATGTTTGATCATCTTCTTGAAAAATCAAAATATCCTGAATTAAAATATGAAAATGATAATATAATGATTGTTTGTTTAGAATGTCATGATAATAAAACGAGAGGATTTATATCTGATTTAATTAAAATCAGAATAGAAAAAGTTAAAAATAAATTTGGAAAATAATATTATATTTTTTACTTTTGATAAATTATGGATAAGTATTATTTATATAGATATATTAGACTTGATAAGAATAAACCATTTTATATCGGTATTGGTACAAAAACTAATGCTGATATAAAGTATGGTACTTATAATAGAGCATTTGGAGATAAAAAGAATAATACTATCTGGAAAAAAATTAAAAATAAAACAGAATATAAAGTTGAAATATTATATGAATCTGATGATTATGAACTCATTAAAGAAAAAGAAAAAGAGTTTATAAAAATGTATGGTAGAATAGATCTTGCTACTGGTTGTTTAGCTAATATGACAGATGGAGGAGATGGTACAATAAATGTAATTGTATCTGAAAAAGCAAGACAACTTAGAAGTATTTGTCATAAAGGTAAAGTTCCTTGGAATAAAAATATTAAAGGATATAAAAAACAACCACATACAGATGATAGTAAAAGAAATATAAGTTTAGCTAAATCTAAATCTGTAATTCAATTTTCATTATCTGGAGAATTTATTAAAGAATGGGAATCTATAGTAATTGCATCTGAAACATTATTTATACCAAGAAGTTCAATTTGTCAATGTGCTAATTATAAAAATAGAAAGGTATTTACTGCTTTTAATTTTATCTGGATATATACAGAAGATTATGTTATAAATAGAATAGATAAACTTACAATAGCTTTAGAAAGAGTAAAACAAGGTAAGATAAAAAAGGTAATATCTACAATAGAAAAAGAGAATATAATTAATAATTATATAAAACTTTATTCTACTTTTGAAAGAAAAAAAGAGTGCTTACAATATTTATCTAATAAATTTAATATAAATTATAGTACAATTAGAGCTATTGTTTATAACGTGAATATTTAAAAATTAAATACAATTTATGAAAAACCAATTTTTCTACACACGCAAAGAGTTAGTATCTGGAACACCAGAAAATCCTGAATTTAAAGAGTTCAGAGACAGTTTTAACATTGAGAAGGTGATTAGGACTATTACAACAGATGATGGTAGGCTGTTAGTCTTATTAGATGATCTTCATCAAAGACCACAAGAAGTGGAAGTGAGAAACAAACAAGGAAGAGTTACAGGAATTAAGAGAGAATTAAATGTATTTCAGAGTGAGATATATTTAGATCCTTCAGATGTTGAAAGGTTTTATAAGACTTTAGGAGTATGAAAGTTTTAATATTTACATCTTCTTATTATAAACGTCCATATATGCTTAGACAATCTATTCTTAATGGATTGAATCAGAGCTATGAAAATTTAATACATTCAATAAATATTACAGTTGATGAAACTACTGAAACTAAAGATTTTTCACCATTATATAATGATTTATCTGGAAAGTTTGTAGTTAATACTAGTGAGAATTCTAAATGGGGATTCTCACATTTTAATAATATGAACACTATTAAATTTATTCCTAATTATGAGTCATATGACTTATTTATAAAGATGGATGATGATGATATTTATAAAAGGGATTATGTAAAAAATATTGTAGAACATTTTATTAATAATCCTGGTATAGATGCAACATCTTCAAGAATATCATATCAACTAAATGGTTATGATTTACGATCAAGAGATGATGGTTATAAATATGATAATCTTGGAGGTAATCCAGAGGGTACAGATTATGCAATGCCTATGACATTTGCTTTTACTAAAAAAGCATTAGATGCTATTATTAATCTTACAGTTAATGATGTAAATGGCCATGATGATATGATGTGGAGAACTGCTTGGGAAAAAAATAACCTTAAACATTCTTTAGTAGATAATTCAGATGAAATTATATGGAATATACATGGAGAAAATGCTTCTGTAGGATATTTTTTAACAATTAAAGAATAAATAAAAAAGCCCTCTTAAACTGAGGGCTTTTTTTTTGAAACACATTATGTGTCAAAATAAGAATACTATTCTTATTGATGCTATTTCTTTCTGATTACAGATGTAATAGAATGTTCACTCTTTCTAATAATTTCAATATCTGAGATTTGATTTATTAGTTCACTAAACTCTTCGTTACTAATATGATACTGATAATTATCAGGAAACTGTTTGTCTCTAAGATCTAATAAGAGCTCTAATGTATTATTAACAGCAGTGGCTCCATATCCAGGATATAAATAAGGATTGGATGTATGAAGATCCTCAATCATAAATATTCCACCAGACTTAAGATGATTTATAAATAGTACAGCAAATGTCACTTGTTGTTGTAACATTGTATGTCCACCATCATCAATTATAAAATCAAGATTGATAGGAAGTGTAGATAACTCTTGTCTATTTTCCTGATTAGTGATGAATGTTTTTATTCTATATGTATCATAATAGCTCTTGTTGTCAATATCTGCACCAAATACCTGTGCATTTGGAAAATATTCTTTCCACATACTAAGAGAAGCATTGTTAGCTATTCCCACTTCAAGCATGTTAATAGGAAGTTCTCTTAGCGGATTAAGCACCCTCTCATAATCATGTAGATAATTATGAAAAGATGCCTTATCTGTACCATACTTTAAACCAATCTCGTGTAGTTGCTTCATTTATTTTGATAATTTTTTACCTGTCATTGGTGCCATAGGAGAAGTTCCCTTTTTAATCTTATCACTCTCCTTCATATAATTACTACTAACTGGTTTAGGAGGTGCAACCTTTGGAGCTTTTCTAGGTTTACCTGATTTAGGAGCTTTACCAAATGTTGCCATGTTAGCACTTAGCTTTCATCTTGCCACCAGATTTCATGGTGCTAGATTTATCCATTTTTAATGTAGCATGCTTTTTAGCATATTTAGCACCAGCTTTAATAGCTTTCTTTCCAGAAACATCTTTCTTGATAGTTTTACCAAATTTAGCTTCAGTTTTACCACCAGCTTTCATCATTGGACCACCAGGAGCACCACCACCCATAGAAGGAGGACCACCAGCACCTGGAGGAGGAGGACCTGCTGGACCCATTTGTGGAGGAGGACCTACAGGAGCAGGAGCTGCTTTACGCATCATTTTTTTAGGAGCTGCACCTCTTTTAACAGGTGCCTTTTTCATTGTAGCCATAATAATTTATTTTAAAATTGTTATTTCATTTTACCACCACACTTCATACAACCTTTTTTCATCTTAGCACCAGATTTAGCTTTCTTGGCACCAGCAAGTTTATCTGCAAATGTGATTTTATCTTTTGGAGCTGCAAGAGCTGCAAAGCTTTTTTCTTTTGGAGTGGTTGGAGTCTTACCACCACTCTTGTAACTTTTAATTATTGCCATTATATAAGTGATTAGTCAAAACATTTCCATCTATGGTTACTCTTAGTTTTGTCAATACATTTTTGACATAGTACATGAGGACATTCTCTGTAATGTTCCTCATCCACAAGAAATACCTCGTCTGCTGTGAGACCACAAGAATCACAATAATTATATGTGAATATTTTTTTGAGGTATTTCCAGAGCTTTTTCATTATTAATATTTCCTGTATATAATTTATTGCAATGTTGACAAGTCTTTTCTACAGAAGAATACATTAACCTTTTTGTTTTTTAGCAATTCCTTTAAATACTTTTGCCAAATTATATCTTTTTGATCCAGGTTTACATGTAGGACCTCCAAATTTAGATCCTGTACAAACACCTTTTGTACCTCTACGTTTAATAGATGCTGATGCTTTCTGTATCCACTTCTTATCAGTTGCCATGATTATTTCTTTTTAGAAGTTCTTGCAGTGGCAATTGTTCTTTTTTGAACATCAATCCATGCTCCTTTTTTGCTGGGGGCTTGTACATTCTGTTTACCTACACCAGACTGAATATTTTTAGACTTAGTCTTCATTTTATTTCTTTTTAGAAGTTAATTTAATTTTCTTTTCCTGCTTTCTTTGCCAAGCTGGACTAGTTGCCATTTCTGCTAAAAGTTATATTAGGTTTAACTATAATATCTTTATGCGTATACTGCCACAGCTCTCCTGTAGCATTAATGATGATGGTATATATGGTGTCTGTTTCATGACCATAGTCTGTAACTAACCATATTATACCATCACCCTTTGGAGTGCTA